CCAGTGCTGGTACATGCGTAAATGGTTCCCAGGAGACCCTGCACCGTGTGCTTGCCTTGCGACATATGGAACTACCTGTGGGAGATTTTATAACTGATGCTCTCACCAATGACGTTCCGAAGTTGGCACGGGAGTTGTTACTTTCCAATGTCAAAGACGAAGAAAACCACGACTTGGCATTGTCTTACATCGCCGATGCTTACGGTACTGATCCTGAAGCTGAGAGGGAAGCACTCCTCCTCCGAGAAGCGTGGACTTCGCATCCTGATCACACGATCCTTAAAGCGATGGTGGCCGAGCGTGCAATTTTCTTCGTTCTACTTCCCTTTTTACGGTTTAATGGTGACGCTGGAATGCGAACAGTATCTGCCGATATCTCCAGGGACGAGCAAGTACATGTTGCAGCAAACTCCATTGTCTGCAAAGAACTCAACCTCGTGGCTTCCCCCAGCCTAGATAAGTTGCGTAAGGCGACTATTAACTGGGTGATGCAACCACTAGGTACAAATACTACCTCTCAATATTTAGATAAAAAATTCTGGCTCGATTCTAGTGATCGGCTGATGTATGAGGGAAAAGCACCTCAACTTTCTGCCACCAAATCAGCTCGTATGCCAGCGTTTTTCGAACATAGCAATGTCAACCTCCCCTCATACGCTTAACCTCTTAGAGACTAAAGGTATTCAAATGAATGCCTTAGTACAAGAGATGAATGAAACATTCCCACCAGTACAACCCAACCCTTCACAACCAATCGAACAGATCATGTATCAAGCAGGTCAACGAGATGTTGTGGAGTGGTTCTTAAATCAATTGCAGAATTAACCATGTGTTTAGGCGGAAACCAACGATCAGCTCCAAAGCCACCACCACTTCCACCAGCTACACCACCACCAGCTCCAGCTCCTGAACCAGCTCCAGCTCCAACAGACCTTCAATCTAATAAAGAAGGTACTAAGTTGAAATCAAAATCAAGTGCTAGAGAGAGGCAAGGTATTGTCAACAAAGGTTCAGGACAACTACGGATCCCTCTCAATACAGGTACTGATAAAGCACCTAGTGGAGGACTAAATGTATAAGGCAAGACTACGTTACGCAGAACTACAAGGGGGACGTTCACAGTTCCTAGATGTAGCTCGTGAATGTTCTCGCCTTACACTTCCTTACCTTGTCAAAGATGATGACAGTGGTGAAACACATAAGAATCTTCCTACTCCATGGCAATCAGTAGGAGCTAAGTCAGTTGTCAACTTAACTTCTAAGTTGATGCTGGCTCTCCTACCTCCACAGACTACCTTCTTTAAGCTGCAGTTACGTGACGACAAGCTCGGCACTGAACTACCACTAGAGATGAAGTCTGAAATGGAACTCTCCTTTTCTAAGATGGAGAGAATGGTCATGGATTATATCAATGCATCTAATGATCGTGTTGTATTAAACCAGGCAATCAAACATCTGATTGTCAGTGGTAATGCACTGGTCTATATGCATAAGGATGGTCTTAAGTGCTTCCCATTGAACCGCTTTGTTGTCAACAGAGATGGTAATGGTAATGTACACGAGATTGTAACCAAAGAGATTATCTCTAAGAAACTACTTGGGTTTGAAATACCTGAGCGTAAGCCTAATGCTGTCGGACACGATGGTATTAATAGTAATGGCAAAGATGATGACGTAGAGGTGTATACCTATGTCCGCATGGATGAGAAGAGTGGTCGGTGGACCTGGCATCAGGAGGTAGACGATAAGATCGTTCCTGATAGCCGTAGCACCGCACCTAAGTCTGCCTCACCCTGGTTAGTTCTTCGCTTTGCAAATGTAGATGGTGAAGATTATGGTCGTGGACGTGTAGAAGAATTCCTAGGTGATTTCAAGTCACTTGAGGCACTCTCTCAGGCCCTTGTAGAAGGCTCTGCAGCAGCCGCTAAAGTAATCTTTACTGTATCCCCTTCAAGTACAACTAAACCCGCTGCCCTGGAGCGTGCAGGCAACGGAGCGATTATTCAAGGCAGACCTGATGACATTGGTGTTGTACAAGTAGGAAAGACAGCTGACTTCAGAACAGCTGCAGAGATGGCTAACAATATTGAGCGTCGTCTACAAGATGCGTTCCTTATTCTTGCTGTTAGACAGTCAGAACGTACAACTGCCCAAGAGGTCCAACTCACTCAACTTGAATTGGAACAGCAACTTGGTGGATTGTTCAGCCTACTGACTGAAGAGTTCCTTAGACCTTATCTAGCTCGCACTCTACTTGTTCTGCAACGTAGTGGTCAGCTACCTAAGATCCCTAAAGACTTTGTACGTCCACAGATCGTGGCTGGTGTTAATGCACTTGGCCGTGGCCAAGATCAACAGAGTCTTACTCAATTCATTACAACGATTGCTCAGACAATGGGTCCTGAAGCAATTCAAAAATACATCGACCCTGCAGAGTATCTGAAACGTCTTGCTGCAGCCCAAGGTATTGATTACCTCGGCTTGATTAAGACACCACAACAACTGCAAGGTGAGAAGCAAGAACAGATGCAGATGGCACAACAGCAATCACTTGTTGATCAAGCTGGTCAACTTGCCAGTGCACCAATGATGGACCCAAGTAAAAACCCTAATTTAGATGGCAACCAAACGGCGCAAGCCAACCCAGACGGAGCCGGAACGGACGGCCCGGAAGGTTTCGAACCCCCCAACTGAGAAACCTGAACTCATTGTAGAAGAACCAGTTGCCAAGTTAGGCAACATGAAGGTCCGAAAGATTGGAACACCAACCTTAGGACGTACACCGAACTACGTAGAAACAATCGGACTAGGACACTTAGAAGTAATTACAGCACATGGCAACACTGACGTATGATCCAACCCCTGCTGATCAACCTGAATTCTCTGAAGAAGAGCTTGACTCACTACAACGTGGTGAGGAGATGGCAGGTGAAGAACAGCAGCTACTAGCAGGTAAATATACCAATGCTGAGGAACTAGAGAAAGCTTATATCGAACTTCAAAAGAAGCTAGGTAGTGGAGAAGAAGAAGATGGGACTCCCTCTTCAGTAGAAGAAGAGGAGACAGTAGAAGAAGAGATAGAGGTATCAGCTGGTGAAGTACTCATTACTGATGCTTCACTTGAGTATGCAGAGAGTGGTCAACTATCTCCTGAGACTATGGAGAAGTTCGGCAGTATGTCTTCCCAAGAATTGGTTGAAGCATACATGCAACACCGTGCTAATAACCCGCAAGAAGAAGCAGCACCTGTTGCTGATCTTACTGATTCACAAGTCAATTACATTAAGAACCAAGCAGGTGGTGAAGAGTCTTACAACACACTTGTCTCTTGGGCAGGTGAGAATTTACCTGAGCAATACGTAGCTGCTTTCGACAACATCGTAGAGAGTGGCAATGTAGAAGCTATCACCATTGCTGTTGCTGGACTTCGTTCACAGTATGAACAGGTAAATGGTTACGAAGGCAAGATGCTATCTGGTAAGGGTGCTCCACAACAAGTGGATGCATTCCGTAGTCAAGCAGAAGTTGTACAAGCTATGGCTGACCCTAGGTATGACAACGATCCTGCATATCGAAATGATGTATTTGAAAAACTCTCACGATCCAATATTGATTACTAATGACAGCAATTAAAGAAGACGGTGGCCGTCTGAATATGTACGCAATTGAACCCCCTATTGAAATTATGGAAGTTAACGAAACTCACAATGTAAAGGCTGAACGTCTCAATGGACGCTTGGCAATGCTCGGCTTTGTAGCTGCAGTAGTCAGCTATGTATTCACCGGTAAGCTTGTCTTTGGTGTGTGGTAATGGCACATACAAAGGGCCACAAGAAACCAGCAACCAGTAAGTCTTGTTGGAAAGGATACAAGAAAGAAGGAACAAAAGTTAAGGCTGGTAAAAAAGTAAACAACTGCAAAAAGAAATGATAGGTGTCGGAGCTACACTTCTCCTTATGGCAAGTTGGTATGGACCTGGATTCAATGGGAACCTTACAGCTAACGGAGAACGCTACAATCAACACGCGAGTACAGCAGCACATAAGACACTTCCTTTTGGGACCAAACTGAAAGTTTGTTATCAAAGTTGTGAGGTTGTTCGTATCAATGATCGCGGACCTTTCATACCTGGACGCTCCCTTGACCTAAGTAAAGGTACAGCTGAACGCATTGGTTTTATCCATTCAGGTATAGGACAAGTAAAAGTTACACGTTTGAATTAATTATGTCACCACAAGCACCCTCACCGCATGGACGTTATTCATCGCGGCAAATGGAAACAGGTATCAGCGTACCTGAACACGATCATATTTCACTGATTAATAACGCTGACGGAAATCCCACCCAAGTCATCTACAGGACAGGTGGGTCATCTGGAACTATTGTAGGGACAGTAGTTATGTCTTACAACTCTACAAGTGGTTTCTTAGAAACAGTACAAAAAATACAATAATGATTAAACTTCACCCCATTACTGGTCAAATAGTTTACGCACCTGACTTCGGTCCGATGGGACCAGTAGGTGAGACTGGAGATAAAGGAGACGAAGGTGAGCAAGGACCACAAGGTGTAGAAGGTAAGCCCGGTCTTAATGGAAAGGATGGTGTAAGAGGTTCAAGGGGAAGTACTGGTACTCCTGGCGAAAACGGACTTGGAATACTCAGTGGAGCAGAGCCACCTGATACTGATCTAGGTAGACCTGGAGAGTTCTATATTGATTACTCTGCTTGGGTTATTTATGGTCCCAAGGGAGCGGAGTACTGGCCCCCAGGATGCTCAATTATTGGACCTGCTGGTAAAGCTGGAACACCAGGACTAAATGGTGTTGACGGTATTGACGGTGTTGACGGTGTTGACGGTATTGACGGGCCACAAGGTCAAGCCGGTCCACCAGGTCAACAAGGTCCCCCAGGTATTCAAGGGCCACGTGGTTCACAAAGTTTCCGAACTTCAGAGCAAACTAACGGACAACAAGATAATAGTTACAAAGGTATTAATGTCTATTCAAAATAATTTATTATGCCGTATCAATTCAGCCCTATACCGGGCTTTACACAGAGAGTAGGAGGAGGGGGTGCAACTGGCCCACAAGGCCCACAAGGCCCTGCCGGTGCAGACGGTGCAGACTCAACAGTTGTCGGTCCACAAGGTCCTGCCGGAGCTGATGGAGCTGATGGAGCTGATGGAGCTGATGGAGCTGACTCAACAGTTGCAGGTCCTGAGGGACCACAGGGTGACCCAGGCACCAACGGTACTGATGGGACCAACGGTACTGATGGTACTGATGGTACTGATGGTACTGATGGTACCAACGGTACTAACGGTGCTGGATTCACTGGGGGTTCTTACAACTCTGGAACAGGTGTAGTTACATTTACATCTGACGACGGACTTGGTTTTAGTACAAGTGACTTGCGAGGTGCTGCTGGATCTCCGGGTGCTTCTATTTTAGTAGCCAGTTATAGCGATACCTCTGGTGGGCAAAACGTTAATAGCACAACTGCTACCCGTCTTACTGATATCACTAACACTGTTATCGAAGACTCTCCATACAGCAACTCTTCAGGTGTCATTACTATCTCTACAACAGGTGTGTATGAAATATATGCTTCTGTAGGTGTGTTTGGTAGTACAGGTAATTACCGCTATACTGCTGAACTAGACGTTCGTTTAAATAACACTGTGGTTGCCCGTCAGAGAGGTGCTTATGTTCGTAACGGATCTGGTTCAAGAGATAGTTATGTTAACGTTTCTACAATCATAGATGTCACAGCTGGTCAGACTATCGATTTCACCATTAGGCGGATTAATACTACGTCTGGTAATGCTGTGACCGTTGCTGATACTTCTCGTATCCTTATTAAGAAGCTTCAATGATTTAGTAAGGGAGCACCTCAGAGTCGGACTCCCTTTTCTTTTGCCTGCCCTGGCACTAAATGGGTCTTACTTACTAGAACAAAAAACAATGAATTACTATTTAAATGACCGCTACAATTCAACTACAAAGACAACAGAATAACACTTGGCAGCAATTCGTAGAGTGGGTAACTTCTACTAACAACCGACTTTATGTGGGTTGGTTTGGTGTCCTTATGATCCCTACGTTGTTAGCAGCAACGACTTGTTTCATCATTGCCTTCATCGCAGCACCACCTGTAGACATCGACGGCATCCGCGAGCCTGTTGCAGGTTCATTACTTTATGGAAATAACATTATCTCAGGGGCAGTCGTCCCTTCCTCTAACGCTATTGGTCTCCACTTCTATCCAGTGTGGGAAGCAGCTTCACTCGACGAGTGGCTCTATAACGGCGGACCATTTCAACTCGTTGTCTTCCACTTCCTCATTGGTGTGTACGCATATATGGGACGCGAATGGGAACTTAGTTATCGACTTGGAATGAGGCCTTGGATCTTTGTCGCATACTCTGCTCCTGTTGCGGCTGCGTCCGCAGTATTCCTGGTGTATCCCTTTGGTCAAGGCTCGTTCTCCGATGCTATGCCTCTGGGTATTTCAGGAACCTTTAACTACATGTTCGTCTTCCAGGCAGAACATAACATTCTCATGCACCCGTTCCACATGCTCGGTGTTGCTGGAGTTTTCGGTGGCTCACTATTCAGTGCTATGCACGGGTCACTTGTTACGTCCTCGCTCATTCGTGAGACGTCTGAAGAGGTAAGTCAGAACTATGGATACAAGTTCGGACAAGAAGAAGAGACTTACAACATTGTCGCCGCTCATGGTTACTTTGGTCGTCTCATATTCCAGTATGCTTCTTTTAATAATAGCCGTAGCCTCCACTTTTTCCTTGCCGCTTGGCCGGTGGTAGGTATTTGGTTTGCAGCACTGGGAGTATCAACAATGGCATTTAACCTTAATGGCTTTAACTTCAACCAATCCATCCAGTCCAGTGACGGCCACGTCGTCAACACCTGGGCAGATATCCTCAACCGAGCTGGTCTCGGAATGGAAGTCATGCACGAGCGCAACGCTCACAACTTCCCGCTTGATCTTGCGTCAACTAGCGCCACACCTGTGGCCTTGATTACCCCTACTATTGGATAACTAAAATGAGTTACACAGGACTAACAACTGAATACAAAGTAAAGACTACAGGAGATCGTTTATTCATCCCTGTTAATGCACCTAAAGCAACCAAAGCAGAACAAGTAGCACAGTGTTTGAAAGTGTCTCCTAGCGGTTCACAGTCAGTAGCAAGTTAATGAAAAAGGCAGCCTTTAGATTGGTTGCCGGAGTGATTTCCATCCAGCTTTTAATATTGGCTGGAGTTCTAATTGGATGCTTTAGTACTAACTCAGATAAATGTACTGGATCTAAGGTGTCTGAACTCATGACATATATTACCGCCCAAAGTTTTGCACTATACGCAGCTGAAAAATGATTAAACTTACAGATGCTGCTCTCTACTACAAAGAAGAGAGTCAGCAAGTAGAAGCCTTTGAATGGCTACAGACGCAGGTAGACCCTACTACTCTTGAAATCTTTGGCCAAAAATATAGGGACAAACCAGAAGGTCTAGTTGCTAATCCTCTTTCTGTTGAGTATCAATCACAGAATGATAATACTTCTGGAACTGGTTATCGTGAATGCTTCTCTTCATCCATGGCAATGATTGCTATGTATTGGGGGAAGGTACATAACGATGATGAGTACAACACTATTCGTTCTAAGTATGGAGACACAACAGATGCTTCTGCGCAGCTTGCTGCTCTTCGTTCACTTGGACTTAACCCATCCTTTGTAACTAATGCCTCCGTTCAGACACTCCAAAATGAGATTGATAATGCTCGTCCTGTTGGTGTTGGTTGGTTACATCACGGCACACCCAACGCTCCTAGTGGCGGTGGTCATTGGAGTGTGGTTATTGGCACTTATGAAAGTGGTGTAATTATGAATGACCCCAACGGTGAGGCTAACCTTGTCGCTGGTGGTTACACAAATAATTTGAATGGATCAAGCCTTAAGTATTCCTATAAAAACTGGGAGCCTCGTTGGTCTCCTGGTGGAAAGAATGATGGTTGGTGCATGATAGTCAAACCTTGAATCCTTATGACATGCCATTTTTAGAAGTAATTGTAACCAGCATAATCGCATCCTTGACTGGGTTAGGAGTTCTTACTTCTAGATATAACAAGCAATTAGAAAATTTAGATCAAAAAATAGATGCCGTTGAGCTGACCATCGCAAAGGATTACGTATCCAAGGATTGTTTTAATACAATTATAGAACGTGTAGAAACTCACATGGTACGAATAGAAACCAAACTCGACAACATTATTATTCAAAAACAATGATCACTTTAATTAAGCCTATTCTATTTACATTCATAGCATCACGTCCAGTAAAGCAGTTAATTGTTGAACTTCTAGAGGCACTAGTTAAGAGGACAGATAACCCTCTTGATGACATTGTTGTTTCTAAAGTCAGAGCTGCACTACTATCGTAATGGTTGTAGGGAGGTTCGATTCCTCCCAACGGTATTGGTAAAGGCCCGTACGCGGATACCCTCTACCTGTCTAGACAGTGGGAAAGACTACATACAAATTAAATAACTCAGACGTCTGAGAGTTCAAAGTAAACAACTCTCTTTTTATTATTACAATGACTTCTTCATGGTCTCCCCTCCCCGGTACTCCCCCTAACACGAGTATCACGGCGACGGGTAACATTAACAAAACTCCTGGTCTTGGTCTTACCCAAGGCGGAGCAGATTACGACGCTAAGTATGCAACTTATCTCAAGTTGTTTAGTGGCGAGATGATCAAAGCTTACGAGTCTAGCTGCATCGCTAAAGGCACAGTTCAGAATCGTACTCTTAAGAACGGCAAGTCTTTGCAGTTCATCTACACAGGACGTATGACTGCTGATTATCATCAGCCTGGTACTCCTATTCTTGGATCTGGTGATCCTCCAGTGGCTGAAAAGACCGTGTTGATGGATGACCTTTTGGTTGCATCAGCATTCCTTTATGATTTGGACGAGACCCTTGCGCATTATTCTTTGCGTAGTGAGATCTCTGCCAAGATCGGTCACGCTCTTGCCGAAGCATACGACAAGAAAATCTTCCGTACCATTGCTTTGTCTGCACGTCAGGCACACCCCATCACTGCAGCTCCAGGCCCTGAGCCCGGTGGTTCTGTGATCAAGTTGGGTGCAGGTAATGAGTTCAATGCACAAGCAATTGTTGATAGCTTCTTCGAGGCTGCTTCAATTCTCGATGAGAAGAATGTGCCACGGGCAGGTCGCTCTGCTGTGCTGTCTCCTCGTCAGTACTACGCCCTGATCTCTCAGGTCGATAGCAACATCCTTAACCGTGATTATGGCTCCTCACAGGGAAACATGAACTCCGGTGAAGGTCTCTATGAGATCGCTGGTATCTCCATCAAGCGTTCCAACAACCTTCCATTTATGGCCGGTACTGTTGCACGTGTCAATGGTGAGAACAATGATTACTCCGGTGACTTCTCTGCTCACTGTGGTCTTATCTACGGTCGTGACGCAGCTGCTGTTGTCGAAGGCATCGGTCCTTCTGTTCAGACAACTGGTGGTGATGTGAAGGCTATGTATCAAGGCGACATGATCATTGGCCGCTTGGCAATGGGTGCCGATTGGTTGAACCCTGCCGCTGCTATTGAACTTCAGGCTGCTTGATCATTATGGCTTCTAATATTACCGCTGGTACTCAGCAGTATGCAGAAGTAACCTCCGCTACAGGTTTGGCGGGTTCTATTACTCAGGACCCGTTGACACCTGTTGAGGCAGGTAACAACTCTGCAACTTCTGCCTATACAACTACAGGAAGTAGTGGGACTCCAATACCCGATCAAACTCCTACACCTTAATAATTTATTATGGCAACTACAACTCGCTACTGTGTAGCAAAAACTCAAAAAGGCTATGGCACTGCTGTAGTCTCATCTGCTGTTAAGTCTGAGACTGAGCAGTGGACTGGTGGATTGGCTTACCCGCCTTCTGCTTCAACAACTCGGCTAGCACCTACTAGCTGATTACTACTGGGAGTCCTTCGGGGCTCCTTTTTTTTATTCATTCTTATTGAGAACGATAATCATTATGACTGCATCAACTTTTCCCGAACCAGTCCCAACTATCTACAACACCGACACCGAACTGTCCGCCGTGAACTCGGTACTTGGGGCAATCGGGCAGAGTCCAGTCCAAGATCTTAGCTACGAAAACCCAGAAGTTTCCTTTGTCTTCAACCTCCTTATGGAGTGTTCATTAGATGTACAGAACGAAGGGTGGGTATTTAACACAGAGAATAACTACCCCATTGCTCTTAACTCTGATAATGAACTTCGTGTTCCTCAAAACATCCTTAGGATTGATGTAACTGAAGGTCAGGTTTTCAGATACACAGATCTTGTCCGTAGAGACGGACGAATCTACGACAAGTTAAACCATACATTTAAGTTCCAAGCACCTGTCAACTTTGATGTTGTTTGGTTATTCCCCTTCAATGATCTACCTTCCGTATTCAAACGCTACATCACCTACAAGGCGTCTGGTAGAGCAGCTACCCAGTTAGTCACCAACCCACAACTAACACAGCTTCTAGCTCAACAGGAGGCTTACTCACGAGCTGCTTGTATGAACTACGAATGTGAGCAAGGTGACTATACCTTTATGGGTTGGCCTGGTCATACTGCTTACCGTCCTTATCAACCCTTTCAAACTCTTGCAAGATAAATGGCAGGCATTACTCAACAGGTTCCAAACTATATCTTTGGAATATCAGAACAACCAGATGAATTAAAAGTTCCTGGACAGGTAAGAGATCTAAAGAATGCTCTACCTGATGTAACACGTGGTCTACAGAAGAGACCTGGTAGTGCTTATGTAAATACATTAAGTGCTCAATCAGATGCTAAATGGTTCCACATATACAGAGATGAAAGTGAGCAATACATTGGTCAAGTCACTAATAGTGGTTCTGTAAAAATATGGGACGTTACTACGGGCAACCAACTCACTGTTACGGGTGACCAATCATCCTATCTTGCCTTTAGCGATAGTGAAGATGTTCAGGTATTGTCAGTTAATGATTATACCTTCCTTACAAACAGAAAGAAGGTGACACAAATGTCATCTAGCAAGAGTCCTGCGAAGGTAAATCAAGCATTCATTTCATTGAAGCAGATTAAGCCTGGTACTCAGTATGCTTTGGATATTAGTACTCCTGGTAGTGGTGTTAGCAATTCATTTAATAGAGCTACTAATATTGAGATATCTGATTACCCGTATGATTCGGGTACGGATTATCCAGGCAACGGTAATTGCAGGTACGCTGCTAGACAGTTATTCCAATCAAGTAATAATGTTTGGTTTGAATTAGACGTTCGCTGTATTGGTGCTATTGAACCTGGAAGTGATGGTGAGAACGCTTATGATTCTTATACCAGTACTGCTACTTTAAAGTTTGGTGGTGAGAACCAAAGTGTAGGCACAACCCATGAAGTTTTAATGACTAATGGTAAGGATGGTGGATACTGGACAGTAAGAGTTACCGATGTTTCTCCTGTAACTGCTCGCGCTAACATTGCTTTAGTCCGTCCAACACCTACACCATTTGAAGGACTTGGGGCTTCTGCTGATTCTATTTTACAAGGCATCACTGCACCTTTACAGGCTGCTGGTTTCACTGTTAAGCAGATCGGTTCTGGTATTTATATCACCCGTAGCTCACCCTTTGTTGTCTCTGCTCCAGATGACACATTGATGACCATCATTCAGAATAGTGCTGATGATGTATCCCAACTACCTTCAAGTTGTAAGGATGGATATGTTGTCAAGGTTGCTAACAGTGGAGAGGATGAAGATGATTACTATGTGAAATTCATTGGAGACAATGGTGATGGTCCTGGTGTATGGGAAGAAACCGTAGCACCTGATCTTAAAACAAGCTTTAATGCTTCTACTATGCCTGTACAACTGGTGAGGCAGAGTAATGGGTCATTCAACCTTGAAACTACAGATTGGGAAGACAGGCTAGTTGGTGATAATAAAACCAATCCAGAACCTTCCTTCGTAGGCAAGACTATTAACAAGATGGTCTTCTTTAGGAATAGGTTAGGCATCTTATCTGATGAGAACATCGTCTTATCTAGACCAGGAGACTTCTTTAACTTCTGGAATAAGACAGCTACAACTGTTGTTCCTATTGACCCTATCGATCTATCTTGTAGTAGCCAGACTCCTGCTGTTCTGTATGAAGCACTAGAGACCAATGCAGGTCTTGTGATGTTTGCTGAGAACCAGCAGTTCCTGATGACTACTGACAGTGATATCTTTAGTCCACGTACTGCCAAGATCAATGCACTGTCAACCTATAACTACAACATTAGATCTAGACCAGTTTCGTTAGGTACTAGTATTGCATTCTTGAATAACGGTGGTAATTACACCCGTATGTTTGAGATGACGACAGTAAATAGAGATACTGAACCACAACTGATTGAACAAAGCAAACTGGTATCTAAATTAATACCACTTGACTATGACTTAATTGCGGAATCAAAGGAGAATAACTTCATTGCTTTGGCTAGTAAGACATCCAATGAGTTGTGGGTTTATCGTTACTTTAATACTGGTGAAAAGCGTATCCAATCTGCTTGGGTGAACTGGGATCTAGCAGGTGATGTTCTATATCATTGCCTGATGGATGATGTTTATTACGCTGCTTTGAAGTTTGAAGATGATACTATCATTTTACAGTCAATTGACATTAGGCCAACAGATGGTACTCAAGTTGATTCCTATCGAATCTACATGGATAACATGGTTGAAGTGCCTAGCAGTTCTCTTACTTATGATCCATTCACTTTAACCACATCCTTCACTAAACCTAGTGGATTCCCTTCTAACGATAGGTTATCAGTCTTCACCTTAGAAGATGGTAACAACCAAGGTAGGTTTGAGAATGTCACAGTAGATTCAGGTACCATTACAATTAGTGGTGATTGGACAGATACAGGTTTAACACTTGGATATTTGTTCGAGATGCTTGTTGAGTTCCCTACTATCTACCCACAACAGAAGCAAGGTGAATCAGTCAGATCTGATGTTAGGTCTTCATTGACTGTACATCGTGTGAAGCTAAACCTTGAAGATGCTGGTGTCTATGAATCTACGCTTAGCCGTAAAGGCAAACCTGACTATATTCAGCTTTATGAATGTAGAGAACAGGATGGATATAAAGCCAACTCTGTAGCCTTTGCTCAGAACAAAGATCAAACTATACCTATCTATGAACGTAACACTAACGTCTCATTAACACTTACATCTAGTCATCCTTCACCTTGTACATTGATTTCAATGAACTGGGAAGGTGATTACAACCCACGATATTATAAGAGTGTCTAATTACATCCACCCGCTAACAAAAGAAGCTGCCTTAGAGGTGGCTTCTAACTTAAGACCAGATGATTATAGAGAAGTAGTAGAAGGCCATGGACATGATCCAATGGTCGTTCTACCTCTTGCTCTTGATCTACCCAATTCAATATACTTCACTGTGCCTAACGGCAAGACTGCCGGATTAGCCGGTGTCGATGAACTAGGTTCTGTCTGGATGTTATGTACACCAGAGATTGAAAAATACCCACACCTTTTTGTAAGACAAGCCAAAAAGTATATTGATTCACGACCAGAGAATTTACTTTGGAACATAGTTGACAAACGTAATAGAGTACATCTAAAGCTACTAAAGTTCTTAGGTTTTCATTTCTTACGTGAACTCAAACATGGTCCTAACAACCTGACCTTTATTGAATTTTGCCGTGTGCGAACCAGTTAGTATTATCAGTGGTGTATTGGGAGCAGCTAGTTCTGTTGCTGGCCACGTAGGACAACAAAATGCAGCCGATGCAGCTAACGCTGGAAGGATTGCCAATTACAAGTATCAATTAAAAGTACGAGAAAACAATTGGATGCGCACCAAATCCAATTGGGAGAACGATAAGATTAACTATGAGGAGTCTGTAGCTGATAACTCTTTTGCTGCTCAAGAGGGTTATGCAAGGGCACAGCGTCAACTCAACGAACAGTTCAAAGCAGCTGCATTCTCTGAACAGGGTGACATGGTCAAACTGTTAGAAAGTACAGGAGTAATGGCAGCATCTGGTCGAACAGGCAGATCTGCTCAACGTGTTGATGATTCAATGATGGCCGCCTTTGGCAGGAACAATGCCGCCAAAGCAGCAAGTCTTGCTAGTTCTAAAGAAGGTTATCAACAACAAGTTGAGGATATTCGTAGACAGCAACGTGATGAGAATGAGTCAGCCTTTGATCAGGTTGCGTTCGCTCCGATACCTGACATGGCTCCACAGAAGCCTCAGATGGAGAAGGGGCCTTCTGGTGTTGGCCTTGCCTTAGGACTTGCTGGAGCTGGTTTAGGTGCCTATCAACAGCATCAATCACTACAGGCTCCAAAGGCTTTTGGTAATGAAGGAGCAGGTTCATTAAAGATCCCACAAATGCCATCTTCATATAAACCTTCTTATGCTCCATCTGATTGGGGAACTTTAAATAACAGGTACTTCTAAATGGAACAAAGAGCATATCAATCTGGTCTAGTACAACAGGCTGGATTCCAACCAAAGAAACGAGCTAAGTTCGATAAGCAACGTGCAGCATTCGATGCACAAGCACAACGTAATCAAGCAACACAAGCTCAAACAATCAGAGATAACAATGCTGTCAATCAAGCTAACGTTAGACAGTCGAATAAAGATCTTGAAGCACTCTCTGCATTTTCTTCTACCCTTACTGAGAAACTTGTTGAGGATAAACAGAAGAAGAATGAAGAGGAGATGCAACGTGGTGTCATGATGGCTTACACCGAAGGTGTGCCTCAAGAACAACAGGATTCCTTTGATTCAGAAGAGCAAGAATTAAATAATCTTAACGAGTCAACAATCAAGGCTGCAAATAAGATTGAAGGAAAAACAGGTAATGTATTCCTAGGTGAGAAAGTAAGGAGTATGTCTGGATGGGCAGCCTATGGATATGCCATGGGTAAGGCTCAAAATGGTGGACAAGAGTATGCACTCTTCCAAGCACAGGCAGCTGACACTGTGGTGAATGTAACCACTGAGTCAGGTGAAGTAAAACCACTTACTTTAGCTAGTGCTAATACACCTGCTGAATATGCTGCTGTTCAATCACAGATCCGTTCTGAGTTTCTTAAGCAATACTCAGGGATGAACCCTGCACTGTTGAATAAGTACCTGTTCCCCTCTATGAGAGATCAGGAAAGCAAGGCACTTATAAAGTTCTCTAGGGAACGTGGAGAAGCTATTAAGAAGGATCGTACTACACGAGCTAGTGACTTATTAACTTCAGCAATTAATAGTGCTACTAATCCTGGTGAGGCAGCACTATCATTTATTAATCAGACTGCAGGTGATTTAGGTGGCAGGAAAGAAGCAAGAGCAGAAGCACTAAGAGTCATCCGGCTCGGTATCAAGAGTGGTGCTATCGATAAGGATACTGCAATTGCTCTCGCAAATTCAGAAATAACCATTGAAGGACTTGGCAGAAAGAAAGTCAAAGAGATGTGGGCAGAATTTGGTGATCTTGAGCAGGAAGTAATCAATGAAGGGATGAAGGACTTTAAAGCTGAGCAAGCTGCTTTAGAATTAGATGCCCAGAAGTATGCCCAGAATGCATATAAGAATACCGTAGGCAGTGAACAGGAAGGTAATTTCTTAACCGAAGCAGAGAAGGATCTGATGATCCAAGAATCTCAAAGAAGGTTTGGTTATGTCAATCCTATCTTGCAAAACCTTAAGACCAAAGGTGACTTACGTGATGAAGATGCAGAGATACTTATTCAAAACAAATTAAGAGCAGGATTAGGTCTTACGCCATCTGATTTACGTGGTGTCTCATCTGAGATGTTCCAAAAATATAGAAATGAAATTAAGGTAGGTGGAGATTCACTTGCTATCTCTAAAAGAGATAAGGACTTCGCTGAGGCTGATATTATATCAGCCATTAACGAAATTCTTCCTGGTAATGATGGTATAAAGGAGAAGACTCAAAAGTGGACTCGTGTTAACCGTCGTGCCCAGAACTACTTCTTAGAACAGTATCAACTTGCTGCACTAGCCTCTGAGAATAGTGATATGGCATATGATGTAGCCATGAAAAAAACATTGGCTAGGATCGAATCTAAGTCCTTTGAAGGTAAGTATAAAGGTGCTTTAAACCTAGAATATGGTGATGAAGTAAAAGAAGGTAAGAGAACTCTTGCTCGGTGGTCACGTAGTCAAACTGAAGATGGTGTTCCGTTCTACACATCTGCTTCTACTCAACTCATTCCTGATACTGAAGATGATATACAAGTATTAATTGACTCTGTAAAGCATGGTAATTTCAAAATCCCCCCAATATACAAACAACTCGCTTCAGGCATTCGCATTCTGTCTGCCTTTGATTTGGCCCGAGCACAATACATGGCTGCCACTGGGGAAGACCTAGTACCTCCAGCAGCTGAACAAGTCACAGGAGAAATGGATGCTGAATTCCAACGACTCCTTAAGTATCGTCCTACATCAGCACGTACCCGCCAAGCAATGGTTGGTACAGGTGATAGACGATTCTTAGATCTTGTTGCCTCTGAAGAGAGTGAAGCTTTTGGTGGCTATGATGCTTATAACAAAGGTGGTAACTATAACGGAACCGTAGCTTATGGTTCTGGTAATAGTGCTGAGGATAATAGGTATGGTAAGCCTATCTCACAATTAACTGTTGGAGAGATCAGGAAACTACAAGCAGATGGTCAACTACATGCTGCTGGTCGTTACCAGTTTATTAAAGGAACATTTGCAGAAGTAGCAGATGAACTTGGTCTATCTAATGACACTGTATTTGATGCTGCTACCCAAGATCGTATGGCTATTAGTCGTGCTAGGTGGCGTGTCAATCACTATGGATTGAAGAGTCTTAACCAAGAATGGGTGGGGTTACGTAAAGTATCTCAATCACAAATCAACTCTGCATATGCTTCTATCGATCCTTATAACCAACCTGATGTACTTACTCCTGGTCTACGTAAGCTTGCTTATGTGACTGGTGACATTGGACCTACTTCTACTGGTGAACACCTTGACGTGAAAGATGCTAGTGGACAACGCTTCCACCACAGAGCACTTGATAAGTATGTTGAGATAGATGACCCGGAATTTGGAACCATCTCTCTAGGTGATCTAAGGGAAAAGACAGGTTTTGTTGGAGATAGTTTTGATCAACATAAGGCTAGAGGTTCACACGGCATTGACTACGGTTCTGCCAGTGGATCAAAGGTTTACGTCAAGAACGGCGCAACTGTTGTCGGATCAGTACCTACTGAGCACGGTGACAAAGTAACAATTCAACTACCTACGGGTAAACAATATACATTCTTACATGGGAATTCAGCATAATGAATAGTTTTATGCCAGGTATCGAAGTAGATGCTGATGCAGTAGAACAACAAGCAGATAATCTTGAGCAACAACTTCAGGATAATGCTACTTTTGTTGAGACATTAGAACAAAATGAAGAAGAAAAAGCTACGGCTGACAAGCAAGAACAAGAACAACTAGATGACCCACGCTCTGATGGTGTGGGTTTCAATGTACCGGACATTGCTGCAGAAACCAAAGCAGCTGTAACTGGTGGTCTACAAGATAGTATCTCTTCTGGAGCTACGTTGTTTGAACGAACCGGTGACATGTTCAACGGTGAGATGGCAGCAGCTGGTGATGATTACAAACCTGAATGGGATCCTACGGGTGCTGATGGTGAGAACAAGATTGTCACCAATACATGGTGGGGTGATTTCCTTAGGAGAGCTATCCACTTCGGTACAATGGCTGGTGCCACAGTACTTGCTGCTAAAGGCATTGCTGCCCTTGGCATCGGTGCAGGTGTTAGCGCAGGTGCTGGATGGTTAGCAGGAGGTGCTACTACAACACTTGGTAAGTTTGGTGCAGCATCTGCTGTTAGTGCTATCGGTGACCTAGGTTCTAAATACTCTCAAGATGACAACGCTTTAGGTGTATTAAGAGATCGGTATGGATTTATCGATACCCCAATTAGTACTAAAGATACTGATCATCCTGCTGTAATGACAGTAAAGAACATGGTCGAAAGCATGGGCATAGGTACTGTTATGGAAGGCCTAGGTATGCTCATCAAACGAGGTACTAAGGTTAAAGTTAAAGATGTAGACGGTAACGTCAAAGAAGTACCTGCAGAAGAAGTACAACTTAAAGAAGCTGCTGAACGATCTGAATCAATCAAGGAACAGGTCGAGACACGTGGTAAGGAACAGTTCAATGAAGAGGGTTTTGGTGCTTACAAGAACCAACCTATCTCTGATCCTTGGCAAGGTTCACCTACATCTACAGGTAAGGCTGATGTTGCACTTGAACAACTAAGTCGTACCCGTAATGAATGGGGTGCCGAGATGGGTAGTACTTATAGCCAAACTACACCTTCTGAACTCAATCGTTATGTTCAATCTAGTGGTCTTCCTGATGACATCATCATTAAGAAGGCAGAGGAACTGATGAGTGCTCCTAAGTTCAAAGAAGGTATGGCAGCTATCAAGTCTGGTAGAGCTACACCTAAAGAAATTTGGGGTGAATCTATTGAGATGTACACTGATATTGTTCAAGGACGAGAGATATTAGATATCAATAAGGACGAATTCCTTGATCGTTTGATGTCTGACTCTTATGTGAAAGATGGTGTGGAACTGATGAACCCCTCTAAGATTGCCGCTACTGATCTTATCGTTGGTTCACTTATGCGTGAAGCACGTGACCTTGGAATGGCAGGTCGTGAACTAGGAGACATTGCTGACCTTGGTGCTAAAGACGGTCCTGCTGAAAGGCTTATGGACATGATGATCACTCTTAACACTGAAACACACAAGGCCAGGTTTGATTGGTCACAAAGTGGTAAAGAAATTGGTGTTGGTGTAACACGTAAACCTAGTAAGTCTCTGAAGAGAGAAGCGAAACAAATCCTCAAGGACCTGAAGCAAGAATCCAAAGAGTCTCTATACACGATGCTCCAACTTGCTAACAAGGATACTGATGATTCATTGATGAAATCTATCTTTGAGTATGTCTCCCAATCTAATGATCTTCGTAACTTTGAAGATCTAGAGAGTTGGGCCAAGAAGAAACTTAAAGGTGGTGAATTTAATGGACGTAAGGAAACTGGAAAGCTTATTGATGAACTCGGTAAGGTTATGGTTAATAGCGTTCTAAGTGGACCTAAAACGCCTGTAAGGGCAATCATGGGCACAAGTAGTGCAACCTTCCTTAGGCCTCTTTCAACTGCCTTAGGAGCCGCCCTAGGTGGTAATGGACAGGTAGCGCGTGCTTCGCTAGCTAACCTCAATGCAATGGTACAGATGATACCTGAAGCATTCACAATCTTTAAGACTAAAGTTAACTCTAACTTTGCTGGTGATATTAATTCAAACCCTAGTCGATTTATCGAACAAGCAAAAAGTACAGATGCTGTTGAGTGGGAACTCATGGCAAAGTTCTTTGAATCAGATAAAGCTACAAAAGGACAGAAGGGAGCTTGGCGAGCAGCTAACGTAGCTAAGAATATTAATAACAATAACCTCTTTACTTACTCCACTAAGTTGATGCAGGCCACTGACGATACCTTCAGGGTGTTAATGGCTCGTGGTCAAGCTAGACAGATGGCGATGATGGAAGCCATGAAAAATGGTACTGACATCACTCCTAAACTAATGAAGGAGTATGAGGCTAAGTTCCAGAACCAAATCATTGACTCTGACGGTACTATTCGTACAGAGACTGATGGTGGTGCAGCTCTTGCCTATGGAACTAAAGAAGTCACCCTCACTAAACAACTAGACGGCTTTGCTGCTGCTCTGGATGATGCATTCCAAAAGACACCGTGGGCTAAACCCTTCTTCCTGTTTGCACGTACCAGTGTGAATGGATTGGAACTGATGGGTAAGCACACGCCTATTGTCAATCGTCTTATCAAAGAGAACCAACTGATTAGTCAAGCAACTTCTCAAACCCTTGAGGATGTTGCACAGTATGGAATCATGAATGCTGACCAACTAGCTAATGCTAAGGCTCTAATGAAGGGTCGTGTAGCTATTGGTTATGGTGTCGTCTCTATGGCCTCTATGGCTGCTCTGAGTGGCAACCTACGTGGCAATGGCCCTACTGACAGACAGATGCGTCAGGTATGGAAAGATGCTGGATGGAAACCTAACACCATCAAATTAGGTGATGTATGGGTGAACTACGAAGCATTTGAACCTTTCAATATAATGCTTACCACTATTGCTGATATTGCTGATCACAGTCAGTTGATGGGTGAAGAGTGGACCAAGGATGCACTGCAAAAGTATGCCCTAGTGGTTGCTAGTGGTGTTACCAGTAAGTCTTACATGGCTGGACTACAACAGTTCACTGACTTGTTTGCTGGTGACCCTAAAGCCTTTTACCGAATGGGTGCAGGACTAGCTAACAACCAAATCCCTTTGTCATCCTTACGTAATGAAATTGGTAAGATATTGAGTCCCGGTATGCGTGAACTTAGTTCTAGTTTTGCTGATCAAATCCGTAACCGTAACCAAGGGTTAGAACTGCTTGCTGGCAAACCTTTACCTATTAAGTATGACATGCTCAGTGGTAAACCAATCAATGAGTGGGATCTACCTACCAAACTATTTAATGCTGTAAGTCCTATCCAATTCAATTTGGATGAGACACCAGGCAGAAAGATGCTATTTGAAAGTCAGTATGACATGCGTATGTCAGTCATGTCTGCACCTTCTAATCCTCCCATCAGTCTTCGAGATAACGCAGTACTTAGGTCTGAATTCCAGAAGTCTATGGGTAACCAAGGTTTAGACCTTAAGCTCAATAACTTAGCTGAACGTGAAGATGTACAGCTGTCAATGAAGCAGATGAATGCTGACAGAGATAAAGGTGGTCCTTCAAAGATGGGTGAACCTATGGATTACCTACACAACCGACTGATCAAACGTGCATTCGATAGAGCACGTAAGAAGGCTTGGGCAGATATTGCTCAGGATCCACGTGTACAAGAACTGATTGAAGAGCAACGTGGTATTGATCGTCTTAACTACAACACTAAAACAGGCAACCGCTCAGGACGCCAAGAAGCCTTGGAAAACTTACAAACTATGCACAAGTAAATGGCTAACAACACATGCGCTCAACCCCCTGAGTTATATCAGGGTGATGGATCAACAACTAAATTTAGCTTTCCATTTCAATACATCAAACCTGCAGACATTGCAGTTTTTCTTTGGAATGATCTCACAAATAAATATGATAAGTGTACATTAGTTGATTCTAATGCTTGCACTGGACAACCAACTGAATACTACTTTGATAACTCCACACCAGTTGAGCTAACATTTTGTGTTGCTCCAGGTTTACCACCTACTAACCGTCCTGATGACTTCAGCAATATAAGTATTGCAAGAGAGACTGACATTTGTCAGATGGTATCTTATTTCTATCCTGGTACGTCTATCCGTGCTCAGGATTTGAATAATGACTTTACTCAAATTCTACTTGCTATTCAGGATCTACCTGAACAAGTACGTAGGCTATTAGCTGAAGCAACTATTAGTGTAGATCAAATTGAACCTCTTATCCGAGAGGTTGATATGGATGCAGCTACAGTATGGGATGACACTAGTCTTCCTACTAGTGGTGCTGCCAAACGATATTTTGAAAATCTTTATCAAACTCAAGAACCTACAGGTAGAGTTGAAAAAGGTAAAATTTGGTGGGATTCACAGCCAGACGGTACAACTCTTGTAAAAATGTGGACTGGTTCTGAATGGGATCCAGTTAAAATATATCCGACAATCAAAGAGTCTGATATGATCAACTCTACAAGTTGGGATGATACTACTATCCCAACGAGTGGAGCAAGCAAACGATATTTTGAAAATCTTTATCAATCAGAACCACCGGACCCTAATAAAAGGTATGAGCGAGGAAAGCTTTGGTATCAACGATACACAACCAATCTAGGTAAAGAGATCCAAGCTTTTTCAATCTATGATGGTACTACTTGGCAGACAATTACAGCTGGCGAGGTAGTTCCCAATCCTTTTACACCACAAAGTATTCTGTATGTTGATCCTCAAGGTGATGACAACAACCCTGGACGTAGACCTGACGAAGCATTTCGCACTATTAAACGTGCGGTAGAGGTCGCTAACACAGCAACGCCAGGCACAGTTTCGACTGTAAGTACAGCCACTTATGACAACGTTAGTGGCTTTGTCAATATCACAACAGCAGCTAACCATAATTTAATTAGTGGTATTACAGTTACGTTGTCTCCAATGCTTTGGAGTTGTACTGATGGACAGGCTCAATTCCCTAGTTCAAATAAACAGTTCAGAATTTCTTCAGTAACTAGTTCTACAACATTCAGAGTTTATGCAGGACCAACTGAAAAGGAACACACTTATGTCTCCGGTGGTGTAGTAACACCTAAGGATGCACGTCTAGGTGATGCCTATACAGTCCGTTGTGCTCCTGGTGTCTACGCTGAGAAGTTCCCAATTCAAGTTCAAGCTAAGAACCTAGCCATCATTGGTAGTTCTTTGCGTAATACTTACATTCACCCTGACATCAGTGGTGAAGCTGTAGCTGGACAGCAGGGCGGTGTTGATATTTATCCAGGCGAACTGAAGACCATGTTTGAGTTGGACAGTGGTTCCTATCTCACTGGATTCACCTTTGCTGGCTTGAAGAGTCTTGGAACTCGTGGCAATGGTGGCATTGACCCTGACCCAACCTATGGATTACCTCCACAACAAGGCTGGGTAGCGTCTCATAGGCAAGGTGCATTCATTACTAAGTCGCCTTACATCCAAAACTGTACGCACTTCTCTGATCTTCAAACTGATAACGCCAACTTTGACCCTAACTTCTTAGCCGGTGAAGGTGGTGATACAACATCAGGCCCATCAGGTGGTGGCATCCTTGTGGACGGAGAAAGAGTTGATGTTTCATCTCCTCTACGTTCCTTTGTTGTAGATAGTTTCACGCAGATTTCACTCGGTGGACCCGGTGTAACTTGTACCAACAATGGATATGCACAGCTTGTTTCCTTCTTCGGCACTTTCTGTTGGTATCACGCCAAATCTCTTAATGGTGGACAGCTTAACCTCAGCAACTGTACTTCTGACTTTGGTCAATATGCACTGATCGCTGATGGTAAGTCTGCATCACCTATCTTCTCTGCTGCTCTTAAAGATGATGTAGCTGCTGGTGATCAATTTATTGAA